GATTCGTTGAAACCTTATTATCATCTGGGTAAATATTATTATATTGAGCGTAAAATGACTTATAACGCATTTATTACTATTATACGTCAAATATGTAAAGCGAGTGCTATAATGTATTCATCTTCTATGAAATACAATAGGTCCAATTATAGTATTGAATATCTTGTTTATTTTTGATGAAAATATATATTTTAATATTATATATAAAAATTCAGCATTTGAAATGTTTAGTTTGAAAAATACAAAACAATATATATTTATCGGGGCTATCATTTTAGTTGCTAGTCTATTTGCCAATAAATTAAAACAAAATTTTGAATCAAATGATGAATATGAATTAATCCGAAAATATTTATTAAATGATTCGCCTTTATATGGATATAATCGTCCAAAACTTTGGATTCATACAAAATATGAAATCAATTCTCGTAAATGGAAAAACTTCTATTCTCGTAATACTACTGATTTAAACCAACCTTATTTACATTTAACTATTAAAACTATTATCAATCATTGTGGTGATGATTTCAATATTTGTCTAATTGATGACCAATCATTTAGTAAATTATTACCATCTTGGGATGTTGATGTTTCTACTTTGGCTGAACCTACACGTTCTCATTTCCGCGAATTGGCTATGACACAATTAATTTATTATTATGGCGGCATGGTTGTTCCTAATTCATTCGTCTGTATGAAAAATTTGAAACCGTTTTATGACAAGGCCGTTACCAACAACAAACCTTTTGTATGTGAAGCCATCAATCGCACTTCGAATTTATTGAAACAGAAACATAAAATGCTCTTCATTCCTGATTTATATTTTATGGGTGCTCCTAAAAACAATGACGTCATTTTGGAACTAGTAGAATATTTGAAAAAACGCAATAAAAATCCACACTTTAGTAGCGATAATGAATTCTTAGGTGATTCATCTTATTGGTGTTTAGATGCTATCAATGCCGGAAAAATGGAGCTCATCGGTGGAGAATTGGTTGGTGTAAAAACAGAAGACCGCAAAACCGTTTTATTAGAAGATTTGATGGAAGAGGATTATTTGAAATTACATAAGAGTGCGGTTGGCATTTATATACCAGCCGATGAAATATTAAATCGTCCAAAATATCAATGGTTCGCAGTTATGCCCTCTGAACAATTGATGAAAACCAATATGATTATTACAAAATATTTAATGAATGCTATTATTGATACTAGTAGTGAATATACAAAATCAAATGAAATCAAGAGTGTCGTTTCTATTTAGGAAATGATTTTTATATAATTTAATAAAATCATATAAAAACCCCATAATATACAAATAAAACGGCTGTTTTAATAATAATAAAATGGATATTGATTCTTATAATTCATTGAAAAATCAAATCGATGAAGCACAGAATACAATCACTTATATATATACCAAATATGTGGGTGACCCATACATGACTGCGAAAGTTCATAATTATATAACAAATCAATTGCCTGTTATTCTTGAAAATATACGCGAAACTCATGAACAAAATCAAACTCGTATTGAAGAATTAACAAACGACCAAGACGCATTTATTCAATCGTTTTTAAACAATAATCAATATTTTTATATTTCATCTACTGAGAAATTCTTTTGTTATGATGGTACGCATTATCATTGTATTAGTGAAGATGATTTGTTATATACTGTTTTATCTAGCATTAGTCGTGACCGAGAACGAAATCTGATGCCTTGGAAAAAAAGTACCAAACGTAATGTTATGAAACGTATCAAAGAAAATAATTTATTGAAATCTATACCTGAATCCGAAACTATTCAAAATGTAATCGATTCTCTTTGTCCTGCTATTTTCAACACTCGCGCGGAAACCAAATACTTCTTGACTATACTCGGTGATAATATTTTCCGTAAAAATAATAATATTATTCACTTTATACACGTAAATTCAAAACATTTTATTCGAGAACTTAATAATATGTGTCAAATCGTTATTGGTTCTAATTTATCGCAAACCATGAAACATAAATATCATGAACATAATTATTCCGACTGTAGAATCGTGCGTATAAATGAAACTATCAAAAGTGAATATATCTGGAAACCTATTGTAAATCAATTTGTTTTGGATATTATATGTGTAGCATGCCACTATTCTAATCGATATGGTTCCTCTGACGATTATGTTATAAAATCATCCAATGATAATGTTTTATTCCAGACCGCCTTTTATTTGAAAGAATTGGAACCCATCGACTTAGTGAATTCATTCATACAAGAATATCTCGAATTATCCCAACCTGGGCGTCCTAATAATACCATTTGTATTGATGGACAACTATCAAATATGCGCACTCCCTATATTAGTTGGAAAAATATCCAATATTTATGGAAACAATTTCTAGATTCAAAAAATATACCCAATGTTTTATTTTTACAGAACCTGAAAACTCTCTTGATTTCTAATTTAAAAGATTATTATGTGGAAGAACACGACGCATTTGTTGGTGTGTGTAGTAAATATTTACCCGAAATACAGAAATTTCTACAATTTTGGAATGAGACCATCATCGAGGATGATTCTGAAATGGATTTTGAAATCGATGAAATCATTATTTTACTACGTAATTGGTGTATATCCAAAAACGAACCAATATGTAATTTAAATGATAAACAAATATTGGACTTGATATCTCATTTTTTCCCTAATGTTGAAATTGAACGAGATAAATTCATATCCAGAATTAAATGTAGTCTATGGGATAAAGAATTAGATATACAGTTAGCATTGGAAAACTTGAAACATTCCTTACAAAATAATACTATGATGCCAATTTCGAGAACATTATCTCCTAGTTCGTCACAAAATATATCTATTTACGATGCTTATTATTTTTATTGTAAATATCATTCGTCTTTGAATCATAATAATACGGTTTCTAATCAAATAGTTAGTAAATCGTATTTTGAGAAATATATTTTTGAGAACCTTTCTAATTATGTCGTCGATTCTAAATTTTTATCAGTAGAATGGTTCAAACTATAGAACCGTGATTGTTGGTCGTTTGATTTTATGATTTTTCATAATATCAAAATTTGGGCATTTTTGTATTTTGTATGATAATTATACATGTTCATTTTTACGTAGTCGTTCTAAAAACCGCGTTTTATCTTGTTCTTCGTTCATATAAATATTTATTATTTCTGCCGGTGTATAAAAATCCTCCTTGATTTCTTCTAACATATTATTATTGATTGTTTCATCAAATAAATGTCTATATATTTCTTTCATTGTTTCGTGTGACGCATAGGATAATTCTAGTGTTATATCTATTCTTCCTGGTCGAATAAGAGCGGGGTCTAAATCATGATAATGATTCGATGAAATAATCATTATTCTACCTGGCGTTTCACGAATACCATCCCATAAATTCAAAATATCATCCAATGTTATTGGTTCGTCATCATTTGGCATTTTTGGCAATACAAATTTTTTGTCTGTTTCTTTTTCTGTAGCAGCCATGGTTTCTAATAAATCGCCTAGATTTATCTTTGATGTACTTGATAATTCTCCGAAATCTAATTTTTTCCCCAATCCTGTTATATTTTTGTTTTTATTTTTTTCTCTATCTAAAACTATATCACCTACACAATCAATATCTTCAAACACTATTATTTTTTTATCAAAACTTACACTACATTTTTTGTTGTCTCTACTATAACGTTCCTCAAAAAATATACTGTCCAATTCTTTCTTTGTTTTTATTAGTTTCAATGAAATAACTATAACATGTCGATTTGTATAATTCGCGATTGCCTTTATTAATGATGTTTTACCTGTACCTGGTGGTCCATGCATACCAATTCCTATAGAATATGGTATTCCCTTGTCATAATACCATTCCTTGTTATTTATAAAAAAGTCTAGTTTTTTCATTATATTTGCCTTATCTTTGAAAAATAAATTATTGAATTTGCGAGTACTTGAAAATAGGGTTTCATTCCACATTTCATAATGATCGTCTTCATATTTTGTATTTGATAATGTATAAATAAACCTTTTATTATCGCGTAAAACTTCTATCGATGCTATATATTCTTTTGTAATTTTTTCAACAAAATCTTTTATCGTATTCGTATCACTTTTATAAGAGAATAATTTTATTACTATTTTCTCCATTCTATTTTTTTTTTTTTCTATTTTATTTTTTGATGTATCATCTTCATCTGTTTCTTCTCCATGAATTGTTGTATACGCATATATTCCATATTCTTTTGATATCAAAAATTTTTCACTTTGAACCACCATATAAGTTCCCAAATCTCGTTCATTGTTATTTGTTTTGTTATTAAAAGAATATTCTTTTATATGGTTAATTGATTCATTGTCACTTATGTTTTTTATTATAAAATTCCATAAGGCTTTAAATCTATCACTGAATGTATTTGACTGATTCAAACAACCATCATAAAAACCTGTAGATAAAGCTATTTTTCCTTCATATTCTACTATATTTTTTCTAGAAAACCAACTATCGAAATCATAATTTATATTTTGTATTGTGTTGACGAGTTTAAAAAAATAAGTGTTTATGTATTGATATATATAGGTTACTCCTGTCAACAACATCGTTGTTACAAACGCGTCTATAAATGGCGTTCCTGTTTTGAATTTATCAAATATAATCATGTTAAGAATGTTTCCCGAAACCATTTTAAGTTGCGATTCTATGTCCCCGGAATAAAACATTTTTACCTCGTTTAATATATTTAACCGATTACATTTAAATATATTTTTTATAATATTTTTCTAAACACTTTTTGCTTGTTTTGATGGTTTTTTTGCTACTGTTTCGGGCACACTTTTGAATAATCGTTCGACGTCACCTGATTCATCTACTGGTTGTGTTTCTGCTGTCGATTCTTTTTCTATGTTTTGTTCGACTGTTTTATTTTCATCTGGCGTTTTTGATTTTGATTTGGATTTGGATTTAGATTTTGACTTCGATTTTCTGGTGCCCTTTTTAACATAACCAAATTTACCTTTATTCGCAAAATAACCGTGTTGTTCTAATCTTTTTTCCTTTTTGGCAGTAGTGTTTTTCTTAAGTGAAACGATTCTACCCCATTTATTCATAACTAATTGGTCTTTTGTTAAACCTCCCGTTGTTTTGTTTGCTGTTCCATTCCATACTTGTTCTCTCGACCCAAATAATTCTTTGTATTCTATATCTTTAATTGTATATGTTCCTGTTACTGGATTTCTTACTGGTCTTTTCATTTGTATATAGATTATACAAATAAAATATCATTCATAGATTATTAATTTTTATTAGTTTTTATTAGTGGGGTTTTGTTCGTTTATTTATTTGCTTTACGAGTACCTCTACTTCCACGTTTTACTTTTTTTATACAGCCAAATTTACCTTTCTTGGCAAAAAATCCTGCTTTTTCCAGACGCTTTTCTTTCTTAGCGGTCTTATGCTTCTTTGATGAAACAATACGTCCCCATTTGTTCATCATAAGATTTTTCTTTGTAAGACCACCTGATGTATGATGTGCTTTTCCGTGATAAACTTGGGCTCTTGAGCCTACAGCAACTTCGTGTTCAGTCATTTTATTGAAATATATATTCTACATAGAAAAAACTATTTTTACTAAATATTCTTATTGTTTATATTCTTGTCTCTTTGTATTTCTTATCGGTTGATTTTATTTATTTATAATTATCGTTTTTGGTGAAGCATTTCGTACATATTCAGCATAACGCATTGCCTTTGGGATATTTGGGTCATTACCCCCTGTCGCCTTTTTTAAATAATCTACTTTCGCACACGCCTGTTTATCTTTACAATATTTTATTATATCAAACATACTCTGTTTTGTTGGCATCGGGTTTATATAATATTATGGTTTTTATAATATCAAAAAATTGATTATAATTATTATAAAATTGACATAAGTATATTATCGTATTTTTATTATTATTACTAAAATGTCATCCGCCAAATCAAATACTACAGCAGGTGCTTCTAATGATGCTAAATTAGCACAACAATATCAACGTAAAACTGATAAACAACATATTTTGGATAATCCTGATACCTATATTGGTTCTATCGAAAATGTCGATTCTACTATGTGGGTATATGACGATGCTACTAATCGTATTGTATTACGCGATATTGAATATATTCCTGGATTATACAAATTATTCGATGAAGGTATTGTGAATTGTCGTGACCATGTTATCCGTATGATTCAATCCAATAATGTTGAAAAAAAATTCGTAACCTATATCGATACTACTATCGGTGATGATGGAACTATCGTTATGTCCAATGATGGCAACGGTATTGATATCGCTAAACATCCTGAATATGATTTGTGGATTCCTGAAATGATTTTTGGTCATCTACGTACATCCACTAACTACGATAAAACTGAAAAAAAAATCGTTGGTGGTAAAAATGGTTTTGGTTTCAAATTAGTTCTCATTTGGTCTGAATATGGTAAAGTCGAAACTGTTGACCATATTCGCGGCTTGAAATATGTACAAGAATTCAAACGTAATTTGGACGAAATCTGTCCACCTGTTATCACAAAAGTCACTGGGTCTTCCGCATCAAAACCTTATACTAGGGTTACTTTCAAACCTGATTATAAACGTCTTGGTATTCATGGTCTAACCAGTGATATGCTTTCGTTATTGAAAAAACGTGTATATGATATCGGTGCGGTTACTGATCACTCCATCAAGAAGGTAAAAATCGGATATAATTCGAATATTATACCTGTCAAAAATTTCCAACAATATATCGATTTGTATTTGGGTAGTAAAGAAGAATCCAAACGTGTTTATGAACAAAGCGATGACCGTTGGGAATATGCGGTTGGACTTTCTCCTACACATGAATTCATTCAAGTATCTTTCGTAAATGGTATTTGTACATTCAAAGGTGGCAAACATATCGATTATATTATCGGTCAAATCGTAAGAAAACTATGTGACTATATAGAGAAAAAGAAAAAGGTAAAAGTCAATTCCGCCGCTATCAAAGAACAACTGGTGTTGTTTTTGAGATGTGATATCGAAAATCCGGCATTCGATAGTCAAACCAAAGATTTCATGAACACTCCGTCTGCTAAATTCGGTTCTACATGTACAGTTTCTGATAATTTCATCGAAAAATTGGCGAAAATGGGTGTTATGGACGTAGCCTGTTCTTTGACCGAGGCCAAAGAAAATAAATTGGCGAAGAAAACCGATGGTTCTAAGACTAAAACGATTCGCGGCATTGCCAATTTCATTGATGCGAATTTCAGCGGTACTACACAATCAAAAGATTGTATTTTGATTTTATGTGAGGGACTTAGTGCCATGTCCGGTATTGTATCTGGATTATCTAGCAATGACCGTAATACAATCGGTATCTATCCTTTGAAAGGTAAGTTACTGAATGTACGTGGCGAACAAATGAAAAAAATAGCAGAAAACAAAGAAATCAGTGACTTGAAGAAAATATTAGGTTTGGAAACTGGTAAAACGTATTCAACGATTCATGATGTAAATCAAAGCCTCCGTTATGGTAAAATCATGTTTATGACTGACCAGGATTTAGATGGTAGTCATATCAAAGGTCTTTGTATTAATCTGTTTCATAGTGAATGGGCATCATTGGTGAAAATTCCCGGATTCTTATCTTTCATGAATACTCCTATTTTACGCGCCAAAAAAGGTGCTCAAACTAAACTATTCTATAATGAGGGTGAATATTTGAATTGGAAAGATTCGTTCGGTCCAAATGGACCTGCTGGATGGAATATCAAATATTTTAAGGGTCTTGGTACTTCTACATCCGCGGAATTCAAAGAATATTTCGCCAATAAGAAAATCGTCGATTTTGTTTATACTCCAACTAGTGATGATACTATCGATAAAATTTTCAATAAAAAACGTACAGATGACCGTAAAGACTGGCTCGAACAATATGATAAAAATTCATATTTGGATACTAACCAGCCAAATGTATATTATGAACAATTCATCAATCAAGAGATGATTCATTTCAGTACTTATGATTGTGCTCGTTCTATTCCAAATATGGTAGATGGTCTTAAGATTTCTCTTCGTAAAATATTGTTTTCGGCTTTCAAACGTAAGCTTACTAGTGAAATTAAAGTCGCACAATTTTCTGGTTATGTCTCGGAACATAGTGCGTATCACCATGGTGAAGCCAGTTTGAATGGCGCTATTGTAAATATGGCGCAGAATTTCGTTGGTTCTAATAATATTAATTTGTTGGAACCACATGGTCAATTTGGTTGTTTATCTCCTGACACTCCTATATTAATGTGGGACGGTACCATAAAAGTAGCAAAGGACATCGTAGTAGGTGATAAATTAGTAGGAGATGATGGAAATGAACGTAATGTATTAAAAACAACAAATGGTATAGATGAAATGTATGAAATCAATGATAAATATAATAAATTAGTAGTTAATAGCCAACATATTTTAACTCTTTACTTTGAAAAAAATGGATATATATATTGGAAACCATGTGATAACTCATGGGTTTTGTATTATTTCAATGGTACAACAATAAAGGAAAAAACCATTAGAGTTAAAAGTGGTGATAACATTAATAATATATATAATAAATCTGAATTATCCAAAGATGAAGCATATAATATTATTTTGTATTTCAAAAATAATTTAAAAATCGACTTTTCAAAAATTATTGATATAAAATTAGATGATTATTTGAAATTGTCTAAAACAAATAAACGAAAACTATTTATGGTTAGTAATTTGAATAATATAAATTGGGAAAAAAAATCAATTCCCCTAGACCCTTACATATTAGGTGCTTGGTTAGGTGATGGTGACCATGCTGGTAATGGTTTTACTACTATTGATGATGAAATTGTTAAAAAATTTGCTTTGTGGGCTGATACTATAAATTGTGAAATAACCCATCAACGTAATAGTGGAAGAGAAGATTGTTATCACTATGGAATTCGTAGAAAAAATAGCGGTCATCTATTATCAATAGGTGATGAACGAAATTCGACGGAAATTTGTCCTGGTTGTAAAGATTCTAAAATGGTTCATCCATCTTGTAATTGGTATTTCAAAAAATCAGAAGAAGTTATTAATTATAGCATTGCGTCAAATGGAATGAAAAGAACAGATATGAATCCATTCAAAGAAATATTAAAAAAACACAATCTTTATAAAAATAAACATATACCATTTGAATATATGGTAAATGACAGAGAAACTAGAATGTCATTGTTAGCTGGTTTCACAGACACTGACGGTTGTATTAAAAATAATGATAATGCACCTAGTATTGAAATTAGTCAATCTGATAGATTACATGGAAATCTTATAGACCAACTTAATTTTATAGCAAAAAGTTTAGGGTTTTCAACTTCAATTACTTATAGTAATACAAATGGCAAAACCTCAAAGGGTTTTGACAAAACTATGAAAAGTTTAAGAATATTTGGTGATAACATTTATGAAATACCTACTCTAATAAAAAGAAAACAAATTAATAATTTGAATAATAACCGTAAAATACATAATATGAATTTCACTCGCTTTAATGTAAAACCATTAGGAAAAGGTGAGTTTTACGGTTGGCAAATAGATAATAATGAACGCTTTTTATTAGGCAATTTTATAGTAACACACAATAGTAGATTAGCAGGTGGCGAAGATAGTGCGTCTGAAAGATATATTTTCACACAATTGAATACATTGACTCGTTCATTATTTCCAGAGGCAGATGACCATGTATTAAATTATTTAGATGATGATGGTAGTATTGTAGAACCTGAATATTATGTTCCTATTATTCCATTTGCCCTTATCAATGGAATTTCTGGTATTGGTACTGGATTTTCATGTAAAATTGCTCCATATAATCCAAAACAACTTATTGAGTATTTGAAATTGAAATTACAAAATCAATCTACTAGTAATATTCAGTTTATTCCATATTATGAAGGATTTCGTGGCATCATTCGTAAATTAGAAGAACAAAAATATTTGATAAAGGGTTTGTATAAAAAAATTGGTGAAGATAAAATCCAAATTACTGAATTGCCCGTCGGTACATGGACTATGCCTTATACATCATTTTTGGAATCATTGATGGACGGTGCTACTGTCGATAAAAACGGTAAGAAAATCCCGCCATCGATTAAAGATTTTACCTCGATTTGTACAGAGGTAAATGTAGATTTCACAGTTGTATTTCCAAAGGGTAAATTGGTTGAACTAGAGGCGACAGTTGATGCGAACGGATGTAATGGTGTTGAAAAACTATTGAAATTATTCACTACAATTAGTAATACAAATATGCATATGTTTAATTCCGAATTCAAATTACATAAATATAATAGTGTGGAAGAGGTTATAGATGACTTTTATGGAGTACGTATCAAACTATATCAAAAACGTAAAGAATATCATATTGCTGATATGGAGCGTAAATTAGTAAAATTATCAAACCGAGCACGATATATTCAAGACAACTTATCTGGTATAATTGATTTGCGTCGTAAATCAGCGGTTCAAGTAACCGAAATGTTGACAACTATGAAGTATGATAGCATTGATGGTGATTTCAAATACTTGATTAAGATGCCGATGGACTCTGTTACTCAAGAAAACGTTGCTAATATCATGAAGGAAAAACAGGAAACTGAAACTGAATTGAATGTATTAAAGGGCACCTCTGTGGAGAAAATGTGGGTCCGCGAATTAGAAACTCTCGAACACGAATATGATGTTTACAAAGTAAAACGTGAGCGCATTCAAAGTGGTAATGCCGAGAAAACAGCCGGTGGTGGAACTGATAAAAAAGTAAAACTTGTCAAGAAAGTTAGTAAGTAGTTTTATAATAAATTTGTAATTTTATAAATGTAAATAAAAAATAAGCAATTATACGTAAAATTCTTTTTTACATAGTTTTACTCTTAGAAAAATAAAAATCGGAAAATAAAGTAGGGTCAATTTTTTTTTTTGGACATTTTTAAAATGTCCATTTTTGAAAAGTAGCGATGGAGAATTTGCAAAAATGTGTTTTCACTCGAAGATGCTGTAAATACCAAAAAAATGATTCAAAATGTGTTAGCATAATTTTTTTTGATTGTTTTTTGTTGAAACTTTTTCCTTGCCTGAACATAAAATTTAGGCAATGATTTTTTCTCATAATTATATAATTTTAAATATTATAATTATGAAACCATAAAGTGATTGATGTTTGTATATTATTTTTAAACGGTCGCTCGATAATTTTTTAAAAGTCTTTAAAATGAAAATTTGGCAATTTTAGGCAATGATTTTTTCTCAAAACTTTTTCCTTGCCTATAATATATAAATTTAGGCAATGAATTTTTCTCAAAAAACACCAAAATTATTTTTTTGTGAAAAGTGTGACTATTCCACGTATAATAATAGTGATTTTATCAAACATAATTCCACTCGAAAACATCAAAAAGTCTTAAAAAATGAAACTTTGGCAATTCCAGGCAATGAAAAAGTTTCATCGAATGTTTCAAATTATAGTTGCTCTTATTGTAATTATAATATAAATCTTAAATCTAGTTATGATAAGCATTTGTTATCTGAGAAACATAAAAGAAATGTTAATAGTGAAACGAAAGATATCAAATATAATTGTTCTCAGTGTAATAAGGAATACCTAACATATAATGCTTTTTGGAAACACAAAAAGAAATGTAATTTATCTAGCAATGACATTTTACAAAATACATTCAATTCGAATAATGACATAAGCAATACAACTTTTACTCCTGAATTATTTATGGTATTTGTAAAAGAAAACAAAGAATTACAAAATATTCTTATCGAACAAAACAAGGAATTACAAAACAAATTACTAGAACAAAATATGGAACACCATAAACAGATAATGGAATTGGCAAGCAAACCTGTTAGCAATACAACTAATAATAACAATACCACAAACAATACTCAATTTAATCTACAATTTTTTTTGAATGAAACTTGTAAAGATGCTATTAATATTGCTGATTTCGTTAATTCTTTACAAGTACAAATTGCCGATCTTGAAAAAACTGGCAAATTAGGGTACGTAGAAGGAATTAGTAGAATATTTTTAAGAGGTCTAAAAGAATTAGATGTAACAATGCGACCTATACATTGTACTGATTTGAAACGTGAAACCGTATATGTAAAAGACGAAAATTCATGGGAAAAGGACGATGGAGAAAAAGCCAAACTAAAATTGGCCATACAAAGAATATCACGAAAAAACATGAGAACATTACCAAGATGGCAGGAAGAAAATCCAGATTTCAGAATATTAGATACCAAAGAGAATGATGATTATCTGAAAATAGCATTGAATTCAATGGGCGGTCAAACTGATGAAGAGCATGAAAAATATGTAGAAAAGATAATGCGGAATGTTCTCAAAGAAGTAGTAATACAAAAGAAATAAATAAAGGGTTGTTTAGATATTTTTTATACCGACATAAAATAAATTTATTATTAACTTATTATAATATATAAAGTATGTCTTTGCCAATTGATTATGATTCGGGTTCTGATGAAAACCCTTTTGTATTCGATAGAATGTTATCACAAGAGGAACCATATGAACACATGAACCCTTCTAAAAAAAAGGGTGCCGACAAAAAAATTAATGAATTTGAGAAATATCTTGAGGAAGAATTGAAAGAATATCTCGAATCGTATAATGACAATGAAATAGAGGATAATTTTACAGCAGATGAGGTTAATTTACAGAACTCAGAAAAAACTAATATAGTAAATTTTTATTATTTTATTGGTAGATTGAATCCACCACACGATGGACATATTTATGCTTTGAAAGAATTAGTTAACAAAGCTAAACAAGATGGTTCAAAGGCTTTAATTTTATTAGGAAGTGGTCCAAAACAACCAGATGGAGATAAGAGAACAATGGATAATCCAATTTTATTTGATACTAAAAAGGCTTTTATTGTTAGTAAATTAAATGAAATCGGTGCTATTGAAAATAGTGATTATTTAATTCAAGAAATGACAACTCCATTCGCAGATGTATCTCGTTATATAGGGTCATATTTTATAAATAATGACAATGTTGATAATAACGCTGAAATAAAAATAAGTCATATAGCTGGTGGTAAAGACGACGATGCTAGTAAATTAAGTTCAGTATTAGTTCATGCGTCGAATGTTGCGTCTCAAAACGCACCAAATGCCAAAGTTTCTACAAATGTAGAAACTATTGAAGCACAACCATCTACAACTGGTAATGACGCAATGTCAGCAACACAAGTAAGAAAAAGTGTTTATCGAAATTATTTGGATGGCACTGGTTATGACGGTTGGGAACCACGTTACAAGGGTTTTTATGGTGAAATGGCACCCCAAATATATGAAGAAATATTATATCCAGTGAGAAAATTAGAAGATTTAAAAAAAGATGAACAAATCATTCAAACTGATATACGTAATTATGTAGAAAATGGAATATTGCCATCATACAAAGAACAAAAAAATAAAAAACCAAAAACAAAAACAAAAAAAACTGGCGGAACAATAAGAAAATACAAAAAAACAAAAAACAAACGAAACGCGAAAAAATATACAAGACGCAATAAAAAATAAATTATATTATTATGTAAAACTATCTAATAATATTAAATAGTTTTACTAAAATCGCCAGGATATTCACCTGCGAAATTCTAATTGATTTGAAAATACGATACATTTTGATTTGTATGTTTTGCTGATATCACTGAAACATTCATTAGCATAATTAACAATAGAATCAATTTCATTCAATATTTTATCTTCCCATTTTCCTGCTTGACTTTTGTCCAGGTGGTCGATAAAACGAATAATAATATCAGTTACTGTTGTTTTCAAAAGGTCAAAGATATTATGTATTTCCCTGTATTTTTCATGCTTTTTTTCATTTCTTTGAAGGATTAATTTAAAATTTTCTTCTGTAAGTTTATTCATCATATAATCGATACGTAAATTTTCATTTCTATCTTCACGATTTCTAATAGCATATCTAGGCATTAGAACTCCTTCCATATGAACAGCATTTTGAACCAAGTGCATTATCAAGTCCGCGCAACTGTTTGATAATGGATGCGCATGGTGTTTATATATTAATAAATTACGTATTGTTGTAAATAATGTATAGTTTAGTCGGTTCTGTTGGCATGGATTATCTCCTTGATTGGGAGGTACATTATTTCCATTTCGGCGAGCCCATTCAAAAAAATGCGGGTTCATACCGTTTCGTTCAATATTTCCTGTGCGCCAACTGAACCCAGTGTGACACTGTGTACACCACATATGATCGCAACCGGATATTTTAAAAATCCCTTTGCTGCAACTAGGACAAGGTTTTGTATCATTTGATATTAAACGAACACTAGCAACTGTATCTTTATTACAAACATGTTCAACATCACGGTCAAGACCTTTTACCTCATGACATTGTGGGCAAGACCATTTTTCACATATTCCGCATTTCCATTGGGTACTAAGAAATCCACGACAATCATTATCTGGACAAGCACGAATAAATTCTGCGCGTTGTCGTTGCGGTTGCTCGGCCCGTGGATTAACACCATACAATGTTTCCTGATATAATGCTTCACGTTCATTTTGAAGTTCAGTCAATCTATTTCTTAATTGTCTTATTTTTTCTTTTAGTTCGCGTTTATTGTATTTTTTTCTTTGAATATTATTATAATCATTACGCATTGTTTCTACTTGTTGTTGTTGCCATATTCTTAACTGTGCCCAATATTCTGGTAGATGCTTCGGAATATTACTTACGAAATTTATAATGGGAGAGTAACTTAGAGGATTTTGTTGTAAATCCAATATTGCTATTTCACGGCATACTTCTTGTATTTCATTATCAATCTTTTGAGGTCTTAATAATCGTTCCACTATTGGTTGTGTGGCTGGCATCAATGAACGTTCGATATCAAATAGTATTTCCTCGCGCTTTTTTTTTAATCTTTTACTAAGAAACACATCCGCAAATGACTTAGCAATGAACTGACGTGTCCATTCACGATTACATGGAGGATTCATACATTTGCTTGTAGTTCCATCAAGTATATATGTTTCGCAACATTTACGACAGGCTGTAAATTCACAATATGGGCAACAAACTGTTTTTCGTGTAGTTGAATTCAAATTATTATCACAAATTACGCATACATTTGACATACTTTTTATTAATATATTATTTAATAAATTATGTTTAACTATTTTTTCTAAATGAATTATTAATATTAATATTACGTAAACTTATTTAAATATTTGAAAAATTAAATAGTTTTACTCTTCCAAAATAAAAACTTTACAAAATAAAACGGAGGCAACTTTTTGAAATTGGACATTTTAAAAATGTCCATTTTTGAAAAATGGCGATTGAGTTTTTGCAAAAATGTGATTTCACTCGAAGATGCTGTAAATACAAAAAAAATCATCCAAAATGTGTTAGCATAATTTTTTATTTGATTTTATAAATACGTTTAGCGAATACTTTTTTATTTCCATGTATATATAAAAATGGAAATAAAAAAATATCAAAAAAATCTCCAAAATTTTTATTGTGAAAAATGTTACTATAATACATGTAAACAAAGCGATTTTGTTAAACATAAAACTACTCGAAAACATTTGGCGAATAGTTTGGAAATAAATGGAAATGAAAAAGTATTCTCTATAAATTCAGGCTTTACTTGCTCACAATGTAATTATACTACAAGTATAAAATCAAATTATGATAAACATTTAACAACAGATAAACATAAAAAGAATCTTAATGGAGAATCAAAAAAAATAAAGTATATATGTTCTCAGTGTGATAAAGAATACATGAATTCTAGTGGTCTTTGGAAACATAAAAAACAATGTTCTATAAATAATGATTGTCAAATAGAACAATTACAAAATACATTTATACATAGTAATTCTATTACGCCTGAATTATTTATGGAGGTTTTACATAGTAACAAAGAAATCCAAAATGTTCTCATTGAACAAAACAGAGAATTACAAAATAAATTATTAGAAAAAGATTCAGAGTTACAAAATAGATTATTAGAACAAAACGAAGAACATCATAAACAAATAATTGAATTGGCAAGTAAACAAGTTAATAATATTACTAATAATAATACCACAAACAATACTCAATTCAACCTACAATTCTTTTTAAATGAAACATGTAAAAATGCCATGAATATTACTGATTTTGTTAATTCATTACAAGTTCAAATTGCTGACATTGAAAAAACTGGCAAATTGGGATACGTAGAAGGAATTAGCGGTATACTTTTGAGGGGTCTTCGTGAACTTGATTATACAATGAGACCTATACACTGTACAGATTTGAAACGTGAAACCGTGTATGTAAAAGATGAAAATTCATGGGAAAAAGATGACAATGAAAAAGCCAAATTAAAATTAGCCATACAAAGAGTAGCACGAAAAAACCTGAGAACATTGCCAAGATGGCAGGAGGAAAATCCAGATTTCAGAATATTAGATACAAAAGAGAATGATGATTATTTGAAAATAGCATTGAATTTAATGGGAGGACAAAATGAACAAGAACATGAAAAATACGTAGATAAAATAATGCGGAATGTTCTCAAAGAGGTAGCAATTGAAAAGAAATAAATTCCGTAAAACTATTTGATTATTACATAGTTTTACTCTTCGAAAAATAAAAATCGGAAAATAAAGTAGGGTCAATTTTTTTTTTTGGACATTTTTAAAATGTCCAATTTTGAAAAGTAGCGATTAAGAATTTGCAAAAAAATGATTTTGCTCGAGGATGATGTAAATACAAAAAAAATAATTTCAGTTTGTTAGCATAAATTTTTTTAACTATTTTATGCGTAATAATCAAAATGCGTTTTTCTGGTTCGAATATATAGAATGGATTTAGAACAAAAAAACGTAAAAAAACGCAAAAATTATAATTGTGATATTTGCGCATTTGTATCGAGTAATAAATTTGATTATGACCGTCATATTTTAACTCGAAAACATATAAACAATGCCAATTCGAACCATTTCGAACCAAAAAACGCAAAAAAACGCAATTTATTTTTACAGCATGTTTGTAGTCAATGTAATAAAAAATACAATTCAAAAAGTGGCTTATGGAGTCATAAAAAAAAATGTACTATAGTAGATCAAGAAAATCCAGATGAATCAACAAATACATTTACACCAGAATTGTTTATAGAAATATTAAAAGAAAACAAAGAAATTCAAAATGTTCTCATTGAACAAAATAAACAGTTACAAAACAAATTATTAGAAAAAGATAATGTTTTAATTGAACAAAATAATAAAATAATTGAACTGGCAAGTAAACAAGTTAGCAATATTACTAACAACAATACCACAAACAATACTCAATTCAACCTACAATTCTTTTTAAATGAAACATGTAAAAATGCCATGAATATTACTGATTTTGTTAATTCATTACAAGTTCAAATTGCTGACATTGAAAAAACTGGCAAATTGGGATACGTAGAAGGAATCAGTGGGATACTTTTGAGGGGTCTTAGAGAACTTGATTATACAATGAGACCTATACATTGTACAGATTTGAAACGCGAAACTGTCTATGTAAAAGATGAAAATTCATGGGAAAAGGATGATGATGAAAAAGCCAAATTGAAATTAGCAATACAAAGAGTAGCACGAAAAAACATGAGAACATTACCAAAATGGCAGGAGGAAAATCCTGATTTCAGAATATTAGATACCAAAGAAAATGATGATTATTTGAAAATAGCATTGAATTCAATGGGAGGACAAACAGATACTGAACACGAAAAGTACGTAGATAAAATAATGCGAAATGTTATCAAAGAGGTAGTAATCGAAAAAAAATAACAAGTATTATATGATACTATAAAATCATATAATAAAAATATTAATTAAAATGCATTCCATTTCTGTTGTTGGTCATATAACTTGTAATAAAAGCTATATTTGTAATAGACACATAATAATAATCACAATGAATTAATGACAAACAGTCATATAATATATCACTTCCTAGTTTGAATCCTGTGTATTTTTCTAAATTTATGATACTATCGACATTGCCATTATCAATTCTGCTGATAAAATCGTTATAAAATACATTACTTTCATTAAATATATTTTTAGTAATATTTATATAATCTGAAACGTCGGTTACTAAGAAAATATTGTATTTCATATATTTTTTATCCAATACATTTTTAATTTTCAATAATTTAGATTCAATATTTACTTCTGTTCTACCATATGGATGGCATAATTGTTGATATAATGAACGCATATGAATGCCGATTAGTGGAATTTTAGTATCATTTTTTATATTGTTAATATTATTTATTATATGATCACCTATTTTTAATTCAAAATTATTTTTAAAAAAAGAAGAATGTTGTCTATTTATTTCTATATCATCGACATTTGAATCATCAATAGATTGAGGAACAATAAATGGATATTTATCCTCACTCAATACATAATCTGAAATAAAAAAATAGCATTTTATATCTTCTTTAATTTCTTTTAAATATTTAAAATATAAAAAAAAAGAATTATTATAATTAACATCATGATATTTGAAATTTTCATTATTAATACTGAAATGAGGTAAACAAATTATATTAGGATTTATTTTATTTAAATATAAACTATACTGTGTATATAAAGTTAATTGTGACCCAAATCCACTATTTCCATTCATGAAAAATATTAAACATTCTTCACCATTATGTAAATTAGGATTCGCGCTCAATAAAGTATAAAAATTAGGATATACATTTGTGGGTTTAATATTTTCATACCATAGCATATTTTGGTTGTTAATATAATATAATATAATTTATTTATTTATATCATTTATTTGCTTTATATCAATTAAGTATTTTCATCACCATTGTTCTCGATATTATCATTATCAACAGCATCATGAACAACCGATAACGTTTTCGATATTCTAGGTTTTATATTATGTTGTTGTAAATAATACAACCCCCAATGAGGTAAATTGATAGCACAATTCATAATAGAATTATATGTTACCCCTGTAACTAATGTATCAACATCACTAGAATAACTAATACTATACCACCAATATGGAGGAACATATAATAAATATCCAGCATTGACATCAAACTCTAAAAACCGTAACTTATCCATTTCATGTAAATATTTTTGCTGTGTTTTCCATACATTTACCGGGGAACGAAATTCATAATTTTCATAATCTTTCACTGGATACAAATATTTCTTACTTTTCCATGGAGTCATCTTTACTTTTATTTTACCAGAATTAACCAGTATAAAATGACGATAATTAGTATGATATCTTAGAGGAGTACATACACCTTTCGACCCGAAATTAATATCATATTTGGTAATTGCTGTCATAGTAGGTTTTAAATAAGAATCGTTAGTATGATAATGTTTTGATAACCCAGTTTCAGATACAAATTCATCATTATTTTCTGTAAAATAATTGGAATGAGTATCGCTATTTGTCAAATTAATTATACTTTGAACCGGCAATAAAACATAATCGATTTGATTATTTTCTTTCCAATAATCGTTCGATTCTTTTACTTTGATTTCGACATTTGATGTAATATTTTTAATAGAATCATGATTGATATTTTCAAAATATTCTGGATTTACAATTTGATAATCGAATAAAACGGGTTGTTTTAAATCACATACATCTTGTAAATTGGCATTTGTAGAATAATCCATTTCATAAATTTCCAAATCTTCACTGCGTTTTAATTGATGAATAATATGAATATATAAGAACAATATGAATAAAAAAATAAATATAGTAATTAAAACATTCATTTTTTAGTAAAACAATATATAATATAATATAGTATATGATGTTTTTGTATTATATACAAACGAATTTTATTTAATTATTTCTTTCATTTACGTGATTAATATAAAATAAAAAAACGAATACTACTATTACAACAGCCAAAACAATAAGTGTTATATCCATTGAAAATACAATAATATGTAAAATAGGTTTTGGTTTTATATTCATTTTTTATATTATTTTTTACTATTTATTCATTATCATTGATCTTTGGCGCTAAATAAAACGTAATTTTTGTATGTTCATCTCCAAGATAATAGATAATTTTCATTGGATAATTATCTGTAAGATGTATTTCCATGTCCTTTGCTATTTTATTAAACATACAAATATTATGTAATAAAGCTAAACTAAATGATAGACGTAGTGTTTCGCCTTCGTTTATGGAAAATGATGTTAAATCGTCAATATTTATATCGACTGTCATTTTGCCGGATTCCACACTATTCGATTCTAGTATGATTTTTTCTTCAGTACAATTAATATCAATAGTATCACTGAATAGTTTTAATTGTGATATAATGCTGGCAAATGTAATAGATTGAATCGAAAATTCAGCTTGACTATCAAAGTCTGGAATGCCAAGAACATCAGTATCTAAATCAATTAATGGAATTTCGAAATGTTTATCGAATATAGTTTTATTTTCACAAACAAAGTTAATAAATAATTTATCGGAATCGTCTGTATTGAAGACAATATTAGTGTCTTGAATTTTATCTCTAGTATTCAATATTTTATATAATAATGTAGAACTGACACCAATTAACATAGTACCTGGTTTATTATGTTCATATACATCAAACCAAGTACTAGGAATTGATATTTCAAATATAGAAACACGTGCCGAATCCATAGATTGAATATACATTCGTTCTTTTTCAAACATAATGTTTATATGTTCGCAAAATAATTTAATGTGCTGAAATATACAAGCAAAACATTCAGACTTTTGTTGATTATTGATAACTATGTTCATCATATTGTAGTATAATAAATTTACTTTTTATATTTATTATATTATTTATAATCAATTTTCTATATCGATACAGAGGCCAAATTATTATTTACCATTTCAATACTATTTGTGAACAAATTCGAAAGAAGCGAATCACTTTCATACTTGTTATACAACGTAATTTTATTACGAACAATAGGGTCAATAAAAGGAAGAATAATTCTCGAGATTGAATCAATCATATTGGGTGAATTATAGACAATCAATTTTGATAAATTTATAGAATAACGAGTATTACTACGCAAACATTCATTACAGAAAATTTGAATAATATCTTTATAACGCTCACAAGCAGAAACAGTAAATGAGTTTAAATTAATATGAATTTCGAAGTTTCCATTTTCAGATATTTTATGACGGCACATTAACAACGCATGACTTACGATTCTGTCATAATTATCAGGTGTAGCATACATTTTGAAAATAGTATAATCAAAAAAAACTTTATTTGAATTTGGTACACAATAAATTGTTTTATCTATAATTTCTTCTATTCCAATTGAATTACAAATATTACTAGCACATTCTATTTTTTGTTTATTTTTAAAAAACACGTTTTTACCAGAGTCTGAATAATATTGATTTCTTAAATTAGTTAGTTTATTAATAAAATCTGTTTCATTATTTTTTTCCATGGTATAATTTTAATTATCTATTAGAGTAATTAAAATATAATTTTATATTTTTTTATTAATATTAATTTATTTTTCTTGATTTATAGGTCACTAAAACCAGATTTTACTAAATTTTGTAATTCATCACTTTCTGTGATTTCGATATCTTCAATATCTTCGATTCCAACATTTAATTCTTCATTGATTTGTTGGTTTGATCCTAAATCTGAAAAAATTTGAACTCTCTCTTCTAATAAAGCTTTGTTGACGTCCATAGTGTATGTTTGTAATTTAAGAACAGTATCTTTCAAAATCGATAATTCCTCGGCTAAAACCTCAAAACGATGACCGAATTCTTCTACTAATTGGTCAAAAGCATTTTCTGGTAATGAATTGACAGCCGGAGTTTGAATGTTATTTTCAAATTTCACTTGATTCGAAATTTCTTTTGATTCTTTTGCAAATGTTTCTAAATTATTCAATCTTCTATCAATAAGTGCGATTACTTGAGGGAGTGTAAGTCCAGGGGTATTTACATTAGTAGATGAACCATTCGTTTGTTGTTGTTGTTGTTGTTGTTGTTGTTGTTGTTGTTGTTGTTGTTGTTGAATCGTTTGCGGAGGGTTTGCTCTACGTTTAATAGCTGCTGCGTTTGATTGACTCATAAAAGAAACAATAATATATTATAATTATTGAAATCTCTAAATAATTATAAACGTAAATATATTTATGCCGTCATTTCCATCTTTAATTTTTCGTGCGATTTGTATGGAGAAACCCACTCGATATCAGTAACATTATAATAATTAATATCATCGAGTTTTTTCTTTATGTTAATTTTCGGGAACGGAAAAGGAGTTTTTTGAATTTGAATGCGCAACGTATCAATATGGTCCTCGTATATATGGGCATTTCCTAAAAAATATACAAAATTCTCGGCTTCTAAATCACAATGTTTCGCTAGAATATGTGTTAAAAATGAATAAGATGAGATATTGAAAGGGACACCTAACCCGACGTCACCACTACGTTGATATAATGCGCATGATAGATATTTTTTATCTCTTACGTTGAATTGACATAAAATATGGCATGGTGGAAGGGCCATTTTGTCTATTTGACATGGATTCCAAGCGGACATAATTAAACGTCGGGATGTTTTACCTTCATCACTTTTCAGGTTATTTATAATATTTTGTAATTGGTCGATTCCTTTGCCCTCATAATCGTCGTGATAGTTTGTATATGGTGCGTTGAAATGTCTCCATTGATGCCCATATACAGGTCCCAAATCGTTTACCTCGTTATTGTATAATCCTCGACTATCTAAAAATTCTCTTGATGCGTTTGCGTCCCAGATATGAACATTTTGGTCATTTAATAATGTATTATCCGTTTTGCCACGAATAAACCACATCAGTTCATTGAAACATGTTTTCCAAGCAACGCGTTTTGTAGTTAATAATGGTAAATTTCCATCTTTTAATGAGAACCTCATAGAATAACCAAAAATCGATTTGGTATTACCATTTCGACCGGTTTCAAGAGATCCTTTTTCTAATATATCGCGGATTAATTGTAGGTATTGATTTTCAGGGTGGTTCTCAATAATGTTTTCCATTATAATAAAATATAAAAGGTTTTGTTTATTATAATTAAACGAAAATATATATTATCATCAATAAATTAATCGATGATACCAGATTGTACACTTTCAACCGCATGTTTTTGTGTATATCGAGAACATGAGAATACAAGAACATTGGAAGAAACTATCGTATCTACACATGCGTTATTAACGATACCCGTATATTTGGTAATTTATGGGGATAAAAAGACAATACCATTATTAAAAAAACAACGAGAACAATGTGGTTTCACAAATATATCAGTTTTCATAGAAATCGAGAAGGAAAAGTTATGGTCATTTCAATATTTGGAAAAAGTAATAGAAAATCGAGAACATTATTTCCCATCAAAAGATTCGAGAACAACGCCGGAGTCACACTTAATAACTTGTAATAAATTCGATTTTGTATTGAATACAATGAATATGAATCCATTCAATACTACAAAGTTTGGTTGGGTGGATAGTTTTTTAGGGAAAGATACTATTAAGATATGCGAGAACTATGAACCGAATATTTTACCTTGGATTTTATCCAATATTACAGATAAATTTCATATTCAGGTTCTCAATGTTTGTGATAAAAAATATAAAAACCACGAGAACAAACGAGAATATTATAGTAAATATCAATGGGTAGTGTGTGGTGGTTTTTTTACATGTGGCGAAACCATTGGAAGGCCAATTTTGAACCGAATAAAAGAGATTTTTATAGAAACCACTCAAAATGGCTATGGTCATGGAGAGGAAATGTTTTATTTGGAAGTTCTCGATGAATTCTATGATGATATTCACCGAAGTTATGGAGATTATGGACAAATATGGAATAATTTTATAAGACCGACGCGCAATATTCATTATATTTATTATTTTATTTTGAAAAATTATCTGAATTTTGAATATTACAAAGAAGCCCTAGATTGTTGTAAAACATTATTGCGTGAAATTGAATCACATAATATACATGTTATTCCAAATATGTATATAAATATATTATTTGATTATTTTATTTCATTGTATTATGAAAAACCAATAGAATGTAAGCAAATAATAGAACATATCGAGAACCTATGTTCTCAAAATACGAATTTAAAAAGAGAATTCGAGAACGAAAAATGGAGAATAGAATGGTATATTGGGTCAATCAAAGAAGTGTTTGGATAATATTATCTCGAATAAAATATGATATTTATATATATATATATATATATATATATTTATTTATATATACAAGTGATATGAGCAATTACACAACTCCACCAAAAATCCAAATAAATGAGAATTTGAATTTAGAAAGAATTGATTCTGGCAATTATCCTAAAAAAAATAGACAACTAAATTCATATAATCAAAATGATTTTGATAATTTTAGGCAAGACCGACGAGATGAAGTATTGTTCAATCGTGCTCAAAATTCTATTTACACAGATGGCACAAAAATAAAACCACCACCGCATGGAGACCAAATAGTTTCTGATTTGAAAAATTTGGAACAATATAGGAGATGGGGTGGTTTATCAAAAAAGATGCGTTCACGTAAAAACAGACGTAGTAAACGCACACGAAAAAACAAACACCGAAAAACTACCAAAAAATAACAAATCAAATGATATTAGGCATATAAATTATTTTATTATATCAAATATAATAAAATACAAAATCGAAAAATCTAGAACGCAGAACCAAAAGAACCACCGAGAACACCATTAGCAGCCATTGGGCCCATTGACATCATACCGAAGTCATTTCCACCACCACCACGACCAGGCATCATATGGTCATATGATTCCATTACACTATTTTGACGGGTAGTAGCGACTGGTGCTGGTGGGAAAGCACCTTGTTGAACCATATTATTGTCTAAATAATCGGCTTGGCTAGGAGCATGTCTGGAAACAGGTTGACTAACTCGAACACCTTGTTTAACATTTTCTTTTTTGTTGCCACTAGAACCATTCCATAGTTCATTGATGCGATCTACTAAAATATTAACTTTAATTCCTAATTTAGATTGGATACTTAATACAATTATTAAAAATCCCAAAATGACGTTTGTTAAAGTAAGATTTTCATATTTGAATCCACTATAAGTAGGAATATAGGTAATAACGCGATGAATGACAATAATGCCAGCGAAAATTACTACAAGTTGTATGAATATTTCGACTAAAAGTTCTAGACTAGATTTATCAGGGTCAGCCTCAGGCACAAATCTTTGGATTGATTTGTTTAAAATAACAACAGGAACCATAGCCATTAAAGCATATTGTAAAATATTTAAAACTTCGGCTTTTCCTTCTTCAGTAGTAGAGAAGACATGAGAAAGAAAAGTTTTTTTTGTAATATCATTTTCTCCTCCAATTATTAATCCATCCATATTTATATTTTTAATATATAGAGAACCATTAGAAAAAATAATATTATGTATTAAAAATATCCATTGAATTGACTAATTCCATTTTTCGCATGGATTGTTCAAAAGCATTTTCTTTTTCTAAATTGGCGAAAAGATAATCCGTATTTGGACTCTGTTCGTTTTTTTTGATTTGTTTGTATATTAGATTTATCTTATCAACAACTGATTGAACCATTGGTTTATTTGGCATAAGTTCTATCGAATTGTCTACTGGTTCAGTTAAAAGAGCAACCGCAAAATAAAGTAAATATCTGCGTTTTTTAGCGGTAGCCGTAGTATATTTTATACAAAATAATTCATGAATCGATTTCATTATAGCAATAATAAATTGATTATTTAAAATACTACAATAGTGAAATAATGCGTCCCATACTAACCATACAACATCCTTTTGGAATTTTTTATCAACTGGTATATAATTTCGATGTTCGCAATGACATGGTTCTTTGCGTTTTTTACATATTAATTCAAAGTCGACCATCCATTCTATCCAATAACAAGCATTAAGCATATTACGTTTATCCAATGATATATTGTATGCGAATTCATTGATAGCGATAAATAATTCTTTGGGGTCTTTTGGTTTGAATATATCTTCAACATATTTCACATTTGGAGCTTTTAATCGTTCAGTCATTTGAGTAATGTCATATTCTTCTACACGATTTATTTTAATTGATTCAAAACTATGCTTTTTATTCGATAGAGTGAGAACAGAAACAACTTCAGCGAATAATTTGCGCACAATAGGATGATTTCTTAATTGTAATTCCGAAATATATTGTCCTTGACCTATGATATTACGGAATATTTCAAAACGTTTTTCTAAATATATTACCATTTTTGGATTACCTAAGTGAATATGTTTTCCAGCATAATGGAGAATAATTTCCCATACTTCAGCAAAATGCCCAGCGCAAATAAGTTCGGCACACCAATAACATGCTGGTTCTATTTTTCCTTTTTTCATGTTTTCTATGAATTGTTTTCTAACATCGGGCTTTTTGAAATTTGAAAAAGTGATACCTCTAAACTGAGGTTGTGTTCTAATATCGTTAATTTCGGTGTTATCATTTACTTTGGACGTTTTTTCATTACTCATTTTTATTATTATAAATTGTTATTTTCTATATCAATATAAAAATAATATTCAATAATAACACATAACAACTATAAGAACCATAATGGTTTATAAAATACGAGTATTTTCCGATTTTTGTGGTTCTACAAATTGTAAAGAAGCAATGGAGCGAATTAATGAAGTACATAAAATGATTAATTATGGTAAAGACAAAGATATTTATATTACAGACCAAGATGATTATACACATGTAATTATAATGAATAAAGCAATGCCAAATATAAAACCAGATATTCCTAAGAAAAATGTAATAGGATTAGCGTTTGAACCACCATTCCATTTAAGAATGACACAAGAATTTGTAGATTATGCTAAGAAATATATTAGTAAATATTTTATAGGGGAAAAGAATGGATTACCAGAACCATTTATTGAACACTATAGTTATATGTGGCATATAACGCCATTGAAACATATTCCAATAAAAAATAAGTCAATGTCTATAATGATAAGTGAAAAAATAGGAGAACATTCTTTGCCTGGTAATAATTATAGACATACATTGGTAAAAGAAATCTTGAAAACCAATTTACCAATCGATATATACGGTCGTGGTTGTAGATATTATAACGATACAAATGATTCTAGATTGAAAGGAGATTTTGAGGAGTTAGAACCTTATGAAAACTATGACTTTCATATTTGTATAGAAAACTGTGAAACGAATGATTATGCGTCAGAAAAAATAACCGGTCCTTTATTATGTTCTACTACACCAATTTATTTAGGATGTAGAAATATAAATAAATACTTTCCGGACAATACAATAACATTATCTGGTAATTTAGGGAGTGATTTGGGATTAATATGGTCCATTTTAAATAATCCGGGTTTATATAAAAAAACAATCGACCCAGAAACCATAAAAAATACTGTCCTTATATTAAGGAACATAGAATATGTTTTTTCATAAAAAATTGATATCAATGACAATATACATGTTTGTCAATATCAATAATAGACTGCTATCAACCAGGATAAAACATATATTCGTTAGAATGGAAGAAACAAAAAAATCAATGACTAAAATAATGAAAGAAATTCAAAATCTACCATACTATAAAAACCACGCAGCGGCATCGGGTGCTGTTCACAATTTTGCTCAACATGAGGATGCTGTAGCCGCTGTATTTGATAATAATGGTCTCGCTCATTGGGTACCAAAATCTAATGAAAAACCATCTTCCGAAAAAGTATGGAGTTGGATCGATTATTCTATTAGAAATGAAAAACCACAAACAGAATTGGTTACGCCGATGCCTGATTATTCATATATTTCGCAACCATGTGGAACACATGATAGTCCAGATTTCTTGCTAAAATTAAATAAGAATATATTTTTAGGAATTGAATGTAAGTCAGCAGATGGTTATTTTCCAATGTATAATAGTGGTGGCATAAAACAGAATTTAATCTATGTATTTTGTTCAAAAAAAGTGAACTCGACAACTGTTTATGTTGGAAAAGATGTTTTATCGGTGGAACAACAAAAAATAATAGACGAATTGATATCGAAACAACGATTATTAGAAAAAGAATACAATGATAAATTAAAAGCAATCGATGTTCATCATCGCGGTGTGAGTTATTATACTAGACCCATGATACAACAGTCCGGTGGAGCAGAATATACTAATTATTTTACACATGCGGAACGAGGTCAATGCGAAGCGAATGTATATAGTTTTATAGATAGTATAATCGAAAATAATTACGGTAAAGTAGAAATAGAATAAAAAATCTATCAATATATCAATATATCAATCAATAAAAACAAAAGAAAAAATATTATGGTTTTAATCCATACTATTTTTTTTATATAATCTTATACAATCTTATACAAATATTGGAAATAAGGTTTCTAATTCAGTTTTCGATAACCCATTATTGCCAAGAAACATTTTTATAAATTGTTCGGTTTTCGGATTTTTAAAACTAGTTAGTATTTTATCGAATAGTTTTTTTAATTCTTCGCCATGAATAGTATCCGAATAAATAACATTCAAATGGTTCTCCGCTAAGTATTTACGACTCCCATCAATATAAGCATAATTTAAAGAATACGCAGCGTTTCCATTACCACGATTGACAATGATAACTGGTTCATTGCTACCTTCCATCGAAATATATTGTTTCTTTTCATCATTTGAGAACTCCAATAATTGTACAGAATTCGTTTTGGCGATATTGGAATTATATAACAACAATGTTTTACTAGAATCGCTTGTCAATATAGATTTTTTTTGATTCCATACAATATTTCCAGTTTTCACTTTCAACCCAAGTGCTTTTAAATTGGTAGAACCATTCATTATTTCGCGTAAATACGTAGCATTATCTGATAACATGAAATTATCACCGAATTTGATAGAATATGGACATTCCACAGGAACGATAAGAGCAGTTTTTTGGAAAATAATACCAAAAGTAGATTGTTGTGTATCAATGAAATTATTATCTTTCTCAAAATCAATGATATCAATAATAGTACCATCTTCTTTCATAAAATTGCGAATTTTACTATAATAAGCAGAATTCAAGAAACTTTTTGGAATAATAAATGCCAATATTCCACCGACTTTTAACATAGACAACGAGTGTAAAATGAATAACCCAAATAAATTAGGACGACCGACAATGTATTCGGCATATTCATTTGGAATATTGTTTTTATCGATAACCACATAGGGTGGATTTCCAAATATAAAATCATATTGTTTCGACGATTTGTATTTAATGAAATCGTTGTTAATTAGTTTCACTCTGTTTTTAAATGTCAAGAGATTGATACTATTATAGATTATCGAATTTTGTTCAACAGCATCAATCGAAATATTATTGAATTTTTTATCCAGAAAATTTACAATCTCACAAGTTCCACAAGATGGTTCAAGTAAATTATAGGCACGGTCGGTATCAATATACGGGGAAATTCGATTCACTAGCTTAGATATTATCGTTCTAGGTGTTATGAAAATACCTTGCTCTTTTTTTGTTGTTTTCGATATTTGTTTTGTGATTTGAATAGTTAATTCACTAAATTCATTTTCCATTGTATGATATATTTACAATAAAAAAGTTTCTATTATATTATTCAATTTTATAATTATATTTTT